TATCCAAAGCCGCGTGCCATACCCAGCCTTCGACAATATCTGAGTTCGCGAGATAAACCGACCGGCTCGCCTCGCGCGAGGCGTAGAGCATGGTCGTTCTGGTCATGCGCATCGCGTCCGTCAGTCCGCCGCCCATGATCGTTTGAAATGTGCGCGCCACCTTAATTGGGCTGTACCCAAGAGCCTCACCCTCGAGCAGTGCGTCAGCCAGTTTCATTGCGTGCGTTTTGCTCAGCATCTCAAGCCTGTCCCAAAGCGGCGAACCCTCTTGCAGGTATCCGAGCATGGCAACAAAGGTGTTAGCCGGCAGTGACTTAGGTAGCGAATAGCCCAGCGAACCGAGATACTTTTGAGTCATCCGCAAAGCCAGATCAGCGTTCTTCTCAGCGCCGGCGCGAATCTCAAACTCGACATATGCCGAGTATTTCGACAGCTCAGCCTCCACCGCCTTTAACAGGTTTCGGTATTGCGCCAGCCGGAACACCTGCCCCTTCGTTGGGCTCTCGAGCTTAGAGAGCGCCAGCAGGTAGACATCCAGCTTGTCGGTCAGCCCGTCATAGAGCACTTTGTAAGTACGCGCCAGCCGACCGAGTGTCTCAACGTCGTTGCGCCGCAGTGCTTTCATGAACTGATCCGCAAAGTCTGTGATAGTCGGCATCACTCACCCTGTCCAAACTGGCGCAGCAAAGCCGCGCCGATATTGTCAGTCGCCAGCCGTTCGTCAGCGATGCGCTGTTCCTCGTCAGCCCACGTATAACCCCTGCGGCCAGAGGCGGTCTGCTTGCTTACCAGCCCGAGCTCGAGATCGTTTCTGATTGCCTGCGAAACCTCATTCTCGTTTTCTGGCATCACATCTGGCCAGTCAATCTCGCCTCCATCCGTGTTGGCTGCGCCAGACAGAACCAACAGCCGGTGGTTGATTTCGATGATCGCCTCGCCGTACAATCCGCGCTTCTCTTCGAGCTTTCCTAACGCGTCCTGATAGAGCACACGCAACCCAAAGTTAGTCAGACTTCCAAGCTTGTCTGCCATTGAGTCAATGTCCACCGCGCGGCTCACATCAAACAAAGCCTGCCGTAGATAGCGGATGAAATCCATGCTCGAACCCAAGTCGGATTGCATTTCGAGGTTCTGGATTAAAGCGTTTGGGTCATCCGATATTACCATTTCATCAGCCCCCCAAGACACCTTTTCCTGTTTTAAGAAGCCCCGCGCCCATGTCTTAGGATGCGCGTGGTATTTGATAGTCTTCGCTGTGTTGCTCGAAACGAAATTGATCTTGTTCTGAAGGTCGATCAGGTCTTCGGTGATGTCAGGGCGTCCGTAGGGGCTGCCTGGCTCAGGTAAGTTTTGCCATGAGATGATCGGCGCAAAGTCAAACTCCCACATCGATTCATCCACCTTGTCCCAGCGTGAGCCGGTGCTGACATAATCAACAACAGACCAGTAACTGCTGTCTGCGTCATGCTCTATTACCTGCTTGATTGCCTTTTCTTTTTTTGTAATCGGGTCGGTGATTGTATAAGCAATCGTGTAGCGGATCACCGTGTCCACATCCTCGGGCAGCGTGTCCATTGTCACCCATGACGGATCAAGTGCAACCAGCCTGGGAACGACTGCGCCGGTCTTATCGATTGCCCCGTTTGGCAAAATTTTAATGTAGCAAGTGCCTGATTCTGCTCCGTACATCGCCGCCTGTTTCAGCAGATTCATCTTGCGATTGGCCGCCCAAACGCCGTCGATATAAACCTGCTCTGCAGAGTCAGACTCACCCGGCAGGTCGAAGATGGGCTCTTTGCCAAACAAATTGGCTATGCTGCGGTCAGTCAGCAGCCCGATAAAGTTGATAACGATCGCGTCATCCGGTGTCTTGATCGGCGGCTTGTGCTTGCCGCGACGGTACTCACGGGCGACATTCAACGCCTCAGAGCGTTTAGCCCAATCAGAACCAAGCAGGGGTTCCAAAAGCCAGTTCCTAAAATTGTTTAGCAAACCCATAACACCTCATCATCAGTCGTAGAACGGATTTTTAACAAACGCAACCTGCACCCGCTCAACAAGCTCTGTCATTGCCCACACCTTCGCATCCAGCCGGTTAGGGCTCTTATCCCCGGGCGTCCACAAACACAACTCGTCCTCAAGCTGCGGGAAGTAACCGACATGGTGATCCCTGCCCTGCTCCGCAATCGCGGCGATCGGCTCAGCGCGGGTTTCTTTCCCGCGCGATGCCCAGACCAGCTTGACGTTGACGTTCGGATCAACCTGCTTAATCACCGCCTCCACCATTTCGCCGCCGTTGTTCTTCTCGGCAACGATCGCGTCTGCCTTGTGCCGGTGATAAGCCGTTACTGCTGCCGTCGCCCACTCCTGCGGGCTGCCCTGCCGGCTGTCGTCGGCGATCGTGTAATAGTGGTCATTGGCGATTCCCGCTGTTATGATCCCCGCTTCATCGCCCATGCTCGAGGCGGTTGGGTCAACACCCACCACCACGCGCGAAAGGTCAGGGTGTTTCGTCACCCGCGCGGCATCAATCCGCTCGCGCTTCCAGAGCGCGCCTGGCACTTCCTCCACATCCTCAGCCAGAATCTCCATGCGGTAAGCAATGCTGGTCATGTCCTGCGCCAGCTCGTCAATCGCTTTCTGGCTGATATAAGGATTTTCTCGGCTGGCGAAGTGGAACGTCTGCCAGCGTCCGCTGGTGTCCTGTGATGCCTGCTTGAACAGCTTCGCCGCGTGCTGCGGGTCATTCGCCTTGCTGCGTGCGCGGGACTGCAGGCTGGGCGGTGTATAAATAAAAACCGCATTGCCGTCATTGTCCGCAAGCATCGGCGCGCCAACCAGTCCCCATGCGTTCTCGTTCATCATTTGAAATTCGTCGAGGATCAGCTCGTCGGCGTAGTCGCCGCGCAGGGTGTCAGCATTGAACGCCGTCTTTGCCCTGATCCGCTGTTTCGTTCCGGGCAGCTCGATATAGTGCATCGTTTCATTTTTGACGAACACGCCCCGATCAACAGGCTCCTGCAGGGCGCGTTTCACCTCGAACCAGAATGCGCCGATCTGGTCTTCCGTAGGCGCGGCGTAGAGCACCCGCTTGCCATCCAGAAATCGCTTCACCGCCCGCTGGCTTGCCCCGACCGTCTTACCCCCGCGCCGGCCAGCGCGAATGACGACGCGTTTCGCCTCGCAGTCGACAAACTGCCGCTGGACAGCGTGCGGCTTGCGCAAGTTGACAAAAAGCTCAACCGCCGCGTTCATTCGGTTCCTCATATACCACGCGCAGGGTGATTGGCTCTGCGCCGGCGATCTCTGTTCTGTCAGTGAACAATTTATGGTGTTTTCCGATAAGGCCCAACGCCTCAAGCGCAGAGTACAGCTCAAGCTCTGTTTCTACGATCTCTCTCTCTTCACCGTCTTTACTGCGCGGCATTATCGTCGTTACCTTCTGTTTGATTTTCTTGATTAATTTCGTCTTTGGGTTGATAACCATCTCACCGTTTTCATCTTTGTGAACAAGATCGAATTCAAAACCTACAGGCGTGATATTCATCAGGTCTTTGATGTCGCCTCTGGCAATATCAGACAGTCGGGTAAGAGCTTCCTCAGCCGACATCTTGCGAGCTTCAATGGCCGCTGAGATTTCAGGTTTCTTCAGGTTTTCATTGCCAATGGAATAGGCGGTTTTTGGCGAATATCCAGCGCGAATCGCCGCCTGAGTGGCGTTGAAGTCGACCAAATATTCTTCTACAAACCGTTTTTGCCTATCGTTCATCCACTTCCCTGCCAATCACCTTTCCCCTTGCGCCCCATTAGCACCCTTGACAAATGTCAGCATAAAGGTTCTCGAGGTCTTCAAGCCTGCTTTCATGATTGCCTGTTATTTCTTCCAGCACACGCAGGCGGTCTTCGAGTTCATCCAGCTTTGCGTTCAGCTCCTCGATTGACGCCGGCTTGCCGTCCATCTCACCCAGCCTTGCCCTCGAGCTCCTCAACACGGGCGAGCAGCTTCAGCACGCGCTTCTCGAGGCTCTCAACTTGCTCACGAAGAACCTTATTTTCTTCCTCGAGCGCCTTGATTCGTCTGTCTTTGTCAGCGGATTGTCTTTGAGCTTCCAACGCGTCCTTCTTTGCTTCGGCAAGCTCGACCCTG